CGGCATCTACTGGTTGATACGCTAAAAGATTACCCATTTTATTTTGCCTCCATGTTTATTTTAGTGGGGAGGAATTCCACCTCCCCAATTCATTCTTAGGCGTGTTCAGTCAAAAGGACTAGCGGCTTGTTAGAAGCCTTTATCACACCGCCACCGACTCTCTTGTGGACTTTGAAGCCCACCAAGCCAGCCTCAGCGTACAGCTCAACAAGCCTCTGGATGGAGATGCCAGCCCGGTCGATTATCCGGTAGCCAGCCTTAACATCACCGAAGATGGCTATTACTTTAGCTGTACCAGAAAGGTCCTCCATGTCATCCTGAGTATAGATTGGATGGCCCAGAAGAGTATTCGGCTTACCTGCTTGAACACTGGGTTGCCAGATAAACTGCCCGAAATGGGTAGCGTCAAAGGTCGTTGCTCTTATTTGCCTCAGGAACAGCTCTAACGTAGAGTTCACGATAAAACTGCCGTTCTTCCGATACTGGGTTGGGCAATCATAAACCATCGCAAGCAGTTCCTCAAAGGTAACAGCAGCCGCAGCAGCTGTCGTGTTGGTGGCAGTGACAAGCGTGGCGTTTATAGTGATGCCTTCTGGTTCTTCGGAATCGTGGCCAGCACCTATGACGAACGCCTTATCTTCAGCCTCACCTATAGCCCTGGTGAACGCATCGGCCAGGATAGTTTGAAGGTTGACGTCGCTGTCCATTAGCTCGTCCTCGCCAATCTTGGCTAACCCATAAAGGTCTTCCGCATACTGGTAAGTAGGAGCACCTGGAAGCGGGCTGGATTCAGTGGGTTCTGTACCGGTTTCGAGTTTACCCCATCCGACGGATACCTCACTCAAGCTACGAACCTTGAGCCGATCCTTGCCAATTGGTCTAACCGTTGCCAGAGGACGGATAACGGTTATCTTCGGAAGGGTACGCTCTATCTCAGCATCCAGTTCTGGAGTAATGAGGTATTGCCCGGTAGAGTCCTCCACAAGGGCCTTCCGCTCATCCGGGGGCAGAACTCCCTCACCGTGTCTCACGTATTTGAAGAAGGCGGCACTGCGAGCCTTTGCCTCATCGGATTGTGAGGCTGGGATGCCAGGTACCGGTATGGACTGGCGCTGGAGTTTGACTTCCAGCTCATCGATGCGCTCATTGAGCTTATCGAGGGTCACTTTGGTTTCGGCTGCAGGTTCGCCAAGTTTCTTAATCTCTCCGTCCTGCCGTTCTACAGCCTTGTGCATCTCATCCACTGCACCTTGAATCATGTTAGCAAGTTCCTTAGGGTCCATGTTATTTACCTCCGTATTTATTTTCTCATTTGGGCAAGTACGGCTTCAATACGTTCTTCTGCTTTCTTCGTATCGAACCCGTCGTTTTCGGCTTTGAGTGCAGTTACTATGTTCTCCAGTTCCGCGGCTTCCTCATCAGCTTCAGAGAGTAGAGTGGCTTTACCCGGCTCTGGCTCCTTTTCAGCAGCTTCTAGAAGTGCCTGAAGTGCATTGAGGGCATCTCTAACCTTACCTATACTAGATGCGCTCAAAACCCGACCTGATTTAAGATCCTGCTTTTCAGCAGGCTCGAAAGTTCCATCATGGTCTTTGCAGTGGCTACTAGCTTCGCCTTTCTCCCATACATCCACGCTATACCGGTATGCCTGCTCAGTCATGGTATCTTCATCTTTTAGTCTGCCCATAATGACTGAGTATTTCTTGCCATCCGATACTCTCGTGGTTCTCCTAAAACTGTCATCTTGAAAATCGTCGGGGTCACGCAGCCGGCAGGAATGTTCGTTAGGATATGGTTTAAGCTCGGCTTGTTTGACGCCAGTAATAACCGCTTCTGGATTGGCAGCAAAGACTACCGGTGAAACATCCCAGAGTTTAATTTCTTTCAGATAACGAATGCCGTCTGTCCAGTCCTGCTTGATTGTGTCGTACCCTATAGACATCTCGGTGATTACCTCATCCTTCATCAGGCTCAGGACTTCCCTCGCCCTCTGAACTCCGAGACTTAGCTTGCCCTTAATCAGCAGCCCCTTTTCATCCTCCGCCATCTCAAGGGGCTTGCCTATCGGCTCCATAGGATTATGAGTCCAGAGGATTTTGATTCGCCTCTTCCCTTCTTTAAGTGTCTTGGCAAAGGCCCCAGACTTAATAATATCCCCATAGGAATCAGGCTTATCGGAGAATGTGGCAGCATAGCCAGTGAAAGTTCCTGCCTCTTCATCAATTGCCTTGACCTCAAACTTAACTGTTTTTCGCTCCATTTCTACCTCCTTGTTTGATACGATTCGACGCATCGGCACATTATAAATTCAGCCGTGTTTCCGCTGGGGTCTCCAGGGAACATCAAGCCGTTAGAGTAGGGCTCATCTAGTGGTTGCTCCTCACCGTCTATGCTTATATGACTATCCCTTACCCGGTCATCCCTGCTGGACAGCCACTTCTTAGTCTTCACCACACCACTCTGTTTGGCTGCCTCTCTTTGCCCAAATCCTGATGCCGAAGCAACCTCAGTCCTAGCTACACGCATTGCCTTAAAAGGGCTCTTGTCTGTATAGAACTGCCGAAGGTTCTTAGCAATTTGCGACGTAGTCAAATTACCATCATGACCTGCCAGGATAATTCTCTTAACGTCATCCAAGTTGGTGGATAGAATAGTCTTAACACTCTCAGCGCCATGCTTAGTTATCCACAATCTAGCCGCTGTTGAAAAGGGGTCAAACACCCACTTCGCCTCAGTGGGCTTGATTGACTTCGGTTCTCCCCCCAGGTCCTCCGCTATCTCGTCGCCAAAGTCCTCAATAAGAGCAGCCGATATAGCAGTCAGCATCTTCTCCCATTCAGGTTTCAAGCTATCAATCGCTTCATCGGCAATTGATATTAGTTTATCAGGTTTCTTGCCTTTGATTGCCTTCTCTATAGCTTTGACTTCATTCTCATATAGCAGTCCAACCTTCTTGCTCACCACTCCCCACCAAGCAACACGTCTACGGTCTATCCTCTTCCAATGAACTGCCTTCTGCTCCTCAGTCTGAAGATTGAGAGCTTTGGTCCTCATCTTGGCTGGCTCTTCTTGAACTGGAGTACTCCCTGCTGGCATAAGATTAAACGGCAAATATCCTGTGTCCCACCCAGCGAACTCCTCGAATCCCATCTCTAACCTTTCGTTTATCTGGTCGAAGGGTATCCCCATTGCCCACAATGATTTTGCCTGTTCTACTTTTTTGCTGTAGTCCTCTCTTAGAGCGACTATCTTAGAAGTATCGTAGGCGATAACAATGTCTCCATACATCGGGGCTATCTTGAGATTGAGCGTGGCCTTTATATCGTCCAGCAGAGGAATCACTACATCTTCATAGAGAGCCTTGCGAGCTTGCACCATATTGTCGTATGAGGACTGCTCCAGGTCTCCCAAGAAGATAGGAGATATACCAAACGCACCAGCTATATCCCGCTTGTTGTGGAGACGAGAGGCAATGTAATCCATCTCCACCGGGGTCAGGCTCATTTGCTGCCATTTAGCCCCAGCCACCAACCAGGGTAATCGCCTTTTTTCTTTACTCAGATAACGCTCTTTGATTTGGCGGTTCGCTTCCTCATATTGCTCATCTGTTATAGCTTCAGCCTGAAAAACACCATCAGGAGTGCCCCTATTCTGCATGGATACCTTCTGTGTGTCCTGCGCCTCATTGTCAGTATCAACAGTTCTAGCAGCGGCCATTAGTGGAGAAGTACCCCAATAGGGATTGCCCGGGTCTACCTGCATAAAGTGAATAAAAGTCTCAGGTGGCACAGTATATTGGCTACCGTCTATACTCCTCACTTCCCAACCTTTGAGCCATTCCCCACGTACATTTGACGGGATAGGCTTCACTAAGTCCGGCATCACCGTCCATAACTCTTTTACCTGATTGCCCACGATTATCGGTCGCCATAGTGCATTACCCACCAGCTCAAGGTGAGCTATAACGAACTCAATCAGGTCTTGCCCGGAGAATTCAGGGTTGGGGTTTTTCAGAACTTTAACCAAGGGATGGTTTTCAATCGGCTCACCTTTGCCATCCTGCACAATCCAGGGGATAGCCGAGGATGCCTGTATAATGGTCCTCACGGCACGGTAGACATAGATAGATATTTTGTACCCTTCCCTGGTAGCCTTCCGCACCGTCATATCGCTATAAACCGGTATATTGGCTGGCTTAGTGGACACTACCTGAAAGGGGTTCAAACCATCCTTCTTTCCCGACCCTGTCAGGAGAACCAAAGCAATTCGCTTGCGCAAAGCATCAAACATATTTATCTCCTATTACCCAAACCTCACAAGTTTGGTGGGTTCCAGCATCAGCTCGGTTATCGCCCAGACTAAGGCATCGATTCTATTAGGTGATTCTCTAGATTCCCCGGGTATCCAAGAAACCATCTCATCTTCTAAGTGGGGAAACTCGCCAACAAGGTGTATTCTGCCCTGCTCAAATCCAGCCACTACCGGCTCGGCTCTGACTGCCTTGCCCCTAGAAGCATGGACATTCTTATAACTCACTATCTGGTTGCGTGATTTGGCAGCCTGCATAATAGTTGCTTCAACCATATCGCCACCGAAATTGACCTCCCCCACTATCCTGTCGGCTTGGTTCCGATTATATGCAGTTAGAACCGCAT